TATTGCTGCAAGTTCAGCATCATATGCTTGTACGTTTGTACCAATAGCTAAACCTAAATTAGTTCTAGCAGTAGATGTAGAAGATACATCAGATAAATTATTTGAAGCTGTTAATTTTGTTCCAAGTTGCGTTTGAATAGCACTTGTTACTCCTGATACATAACCTAGTTCAGTATCTGTAACTGTTGATACAGCAATCTTTCCAGATGAATTAGATATAGCAGCTCTACTAGCAGTTAAGTCAGATGATACAATTGTTGTAGCAGCACCTGTTATTGTAGCTTGTTTTGAATCTATTTGTGTTTGTATTGCAGATGTAACTCCGTCAAGATATGAAAATTCTAAATTAGATACTGCACCACCGCCAATTTTAGTTGCGTCAATTGCAGCTGCTGCTGCGACTTTAGCATTTGTAATTACTAGTTCTGGTATTGAATCATTTGTTTTAGATAATGCAGCAACATAAATTGTAATAGTTTCATTTGATAATGAACCACTATCCCAAGTTACTGTTACTGTAGTATTAGTTGAAAATGTTGATGCACTAATTGATCCATAGATAGTTCCAGTTGAACTTCCAACAGCTTTTATTCTACGACCAACATGATAAAAAGTTGTAACATCTACACCTGATACTGTGAATGAAGTTGATGAAGCATAAGTAATTGTAAAACCATTATCACCATCTCCATAAATAACCCATTGAGAATCATTATACCATTCTCTAATTTCAGCACCTAAACCTCTAAAACAATTATTAATATTAGAAGGCAACATACCTTCTGCTGTATTAATACTTCCTATTGTAGTATTATTCGCTGCGGTTGTACTATAATCTTTTATTCCTGCCATATTAATCTCCCATAAACCATGTGAAAACTTTATCGTTTTCGGTATTAAATTTATTTATATATTCGTTTAATGCTACTTCTACTTGTCTTTGAAAATATTCTTGAGTATCAAAAGAATATCTTACATTATCAATATCTAATTCTGTTATATCTGCCATTATCTAATTCCTGCTGGTGCTGCTGTTACATCAATACCTTGAGCATCATTCCAGTTAGTTCCAGAAGCTATTTTAACATTAGCTCTAACATATCTACCAGATTGTCTCAATGGTGCTATACCAGTAGTATTTGCTGCAACATAACTTGAAGTTTCTGCAGTATCTACTAAAGCATCTCTAGTTTTAAGAGCTACTGTCGAAGCACAATCTACTATAGGTCTAACTCCAGTAATTTTAGTTCTTTGTCCTGGAATAGGTTCTATTTCAGATGTTTCCATTTCTGCTTCTAATTGATTACCAGCAAAAATAGCAGCTTTATAATTATTATCAATTGCACCTAAATACAATTGTCCACCATTCCAAAAGTCTGTATCTAATGCAATATTAATATTATCTAAGTTAGTAGATATAATATCCATTAATTCTACAGTATATGCACCAACAAATTGTGTAAATATTGTTGAGGCATTTGCATTAGCTGATGACCATTTTTCTGTAACATAATTATAAATTAATAATTTATCACAAATACCTGTAGTGTTATTTGCATTTGCTACCGAAGGATATAACCATAAAGCTAAGTTATTAAATGGATCTATTGCTGCAACAATACGATCTGTATAAGCTTTGTTTAAATCTGAATCAAAAAATCTATTTACTTTTTCTGCACCAATTGCTTTTAGTGCATCACCATTAACTTCAAAGAAACCATCATCTGCGTAAAAAAAAACTCGTCTATCTGTTTGTGTTACAGTCTGTCCATATACAGCACCACGATTAGCAGATATAACGGAAAATCTAAATACTGTTTGTCCGCCAATATAGTCCATACGAACAATTTGATTTTGTCTAAATACATATCCTATTTCACCTGAAGTTATAGCTACAATCTTACCACCAGCTCCTGGAATATCTTGAAAGTCAGCTTGTTTTTTACCAAGTTCCCATGTAGCAATATCATCATTACCAGTCCATTGTACTCTATTAACATTAGTTGGTTGACTTCCAGTAACTAAAAAATTTCTAATAATTCCTGATACTCTAAACGTAGGTACAGTTCCAGATGTAGCAATTGCAGATAAATTTGCAAAGTTAGTTGAAGTTCCCATTAAATAATATTGGGGAGCATCAACACCATTACTTGCTATAATGTAATTTCCAAATTGTGTGAATGTCCAAAAGTCAGTTGCAGTTCCAGTAAGACTAGATTTACGTGAAGTAAATGTACCACCATCTAATTGATAAAGATTAGTTCTTGTACCAACAAAATTAAAAACATTATTAGATCCATCTCTAAATGAACCTGCACCTTTTGAATCTGCACCAATATTATTTGAACTATAACTAACTAAACTTTTAAAAGGTTTATAACTTTGTAAAGCATAATAAACATTATTAGCTACATTAGCTCCTTTGTTTAAATGTTTAGGTTGGTCAGGTAACCATTCTCCAAATGCTAATTGCATAGTTACTTTCTTCTATAAAATGAAAGATCAGTACCTACATCGGTATTTTGTACAACAGGAGATCCACCAAATGAATCTTGTTGATCATTACTTTCTAATCTTTCTAATGCAGTTTGATACATAGCTATCCAGTTTTGAACTTGAGCCTGATCTATACCGCCAATAAAGTTAGCAGCATGAAATAAACTGCCATATAAATAAACAGATGGATGTGATGCTAAAATATAATTACTAGCATTACCAGATGATAAAGGTGTAAATGCTTTATAGTATTGTAAGTACCCTGTGTAAGTTGTGTCTGGACTTGGAGCAAATCTAAATTGTTCTACTCCATTGTCTGATTCAATTGTATAAACTCTTGGTAAGCCAGTAGTTGAAGCACCTTTAATTGCAAATAAATTTGCAGGTGTAATGTAATTTAAATGATATTTTGTGCCACCAGATAAAATGTAAAATGATCTTACCGCTATAAATCCTGTTGGAACTGTAACTGTTTCACTATTAATAGTAATAGTATCAATCTGTTCCATTTGTCTAATTCTTAATTTAGCATTAAGATCAGCTTCAACTAATTTTATAAAGTCATCAGATATTTCAGATGTAAGGTCAGATCTATTAAGCCAGTTAGCTATTGTTGATTTTAATTCTGTATAGGTACTAATTGCCATTATATTTTTCCTTCTGCAGTTCTAAAATATCTATACTCATTAGAGTTTAATTTTTTCTTTAAAATCTTTTTACGTTCTACATCTGGTATTCCAAACCAATTATTAGTTCCATTATATTCTTTGGCCCAAATCGTTAAACAAATATTTGGAATACTTGCTACTCTTTTTAAATCTCTAGATTTAGAATATCCATCATTTAAAGTAATAAGTTGTTTGTTCTTTTTAAGAACAGGTTCAACATCTTGAGTGTGTTTAATAGTAAGTTTTCCATCAGATTCTTTAATATAATCTGAACGGACTACTCCATCAAACTCAACGTCTCTTAACTTAGACATTACTCAGTTAATGATGTAACGTATAAATTTCCAGAAGCACAAATTCCAGCTACTTTTTCACCTTCAGAAATTTTAATAGTTTCTATTTCATTAGCAGGTAAATAAACTGTGCTAGTTGTTGCTGTTGGGTTAACACCAATATTGTAATGACAGTTAGCATCAGCTACTAATCTTACATATTGTATGTTTGCACCAATAGCAGAACTTTGAGCAGATGTACCACTCATAGCTACTTTTGATGTTGTTACTGGTCTAAGACCATAATTCATAATTGCCATATATTTCCTTTTAAATTAAAAAAGGGGGTATTGCTACCCCCTAATGTAAAATTATCTTCTTATGATAACAGTTATATCAATTGGTTGAGTCGTAGAAGATCCACCATCAGATGTAATTGTTATGTAATCACCTTCTTTAACACTGTTAGCTGCAGTTGGTTCAGCAGTATCAATGTCTCCAGCAGCTGATCCTGAAAAAGCAACTGTAAATCCACCACCTGTTACAGTAGTTCCATTTACAGCACTTGTTACAGCTGAATTAGCTGATGTGATTGCTCCACCTAATACAGAAATAATTTTAATAATTTTTCCATCATCAGGTACAGCGATATTAACTGAACTAGCAGCAGATACATCTGCTAATCTAGCAGTTAAAAAGTAGTCGTTTAATGTTCTCATTTTGTTTTCCTATGTTTGCTTCGTTCTGTCTTTAGACTTCAAAGACCAAACAAAAGTTAAAGAAGGGGAGATTGCTCTCCCCCTCAAGTTATATACTATGACGTTGTTAAGTCTGCAACAAGTCCACTAGCACCTTCGTTTCTAGAAACTAAAGTCAGCTCAACTAAAAGCTGTCTTTTCTCGCTATCACCTGTTTTTGATAATTCAAACATAGTGAAGTCTCTTAAGAAACCTACTGACCAGTAGTCCATATCCAGAACCCACGCATCTCTATCTCTAGAGAATCTGTTAGGTACAACTTCTAGATCACCGAAGTCAGATGAATAAACATCAATACTTGCATATAATGTTTTATCTTCTGAAGCATCAAATCTAGTAGATCCACCTGTGAATCCAGATACTTTTTGTTTGTTGAAAGGACCAACCATTAGTACTGAAGGATTTCCACCTGCGTTCCATACAGATTTGATAACTGTTTTCAGTTGATCTTCTGTGAAAGCTCTTTGTGTTCCATCAGTTCTAGCATCAGTACCATCACCAGTTGGTGATGCACCGCCAGATCCTAATGAGTCATTCGAAAACACCCATGCTCCAAGAGATGCAAATTTTCTTGCAGTTGAAGCATCACCAGTTACTTTAGCTTGGTTAGCAAGTAAAGTAGCTTCGATGTCTCGTTTTAGTTCTTTTGATTTTTTAGCAATTTGATAAGCTAATTCACTTGCTCTACCAGCTTTATCAACTGCTTCTTGAGTGCCTGTAATAACTACAGTTTTGTCCATGATTTGCGTTTTGTTTGCAAGTCTAGATGTAGCTGTAGAAGCATCAAGAGTAGCTTCATCGCCCTCGATTACAGCATTAGATGTTGATGCTGCAGCAAGTGCGTCTGTTTGCCATTCGTGTGTTGTTGATTTAACTTGTTCTCTAGCAGCTGCACTCATAAAAGGAGTGTCAGTTGGAGAAATAGAATAAATCACATCTTGTAAGTCCTCTCTAATACCTACTGCATCGTAAGTATCGAAAGTATTTGATGGTTGTGCCATTTATTTTTCCTTATTTTTTTTGTGTTATCATTTGAAGTATGGCAGACTGTGCATCTTCCATGCGACCAGTCTTTCTTACTTTCCCAATTTTTTGTTTTATGATATCACGAACTGAACTATCTGTTTTAGCAATACCAGCTTTAATAACTTTTGGAGCAGTAACTACCTTTTTTGGAGAAAGGTCTTTAGGTGCTTTAGAGTTTTTAAATTGCATGGCATCTTTAAGAACCAATAAGAATCTATGATCTGTTAATGAAGATATTTCATTATCTTTAAATCCATAATCAGCTAAAACTTTTTTAGCATTATGTTTAAACTCAGTAGATTTTACTGGATCTGCAAACTCAGGTATGCGTTCTTCTGCAAGTTTTATTTCTTTTTTAAGATAGTTAGTAAATTCACTTTGAAAAGCTTCATCAGCTTTTTTACGTAAATCATTAATGCGAGTTTGTTGTTGTCTAATTTTAAACTCTAACTTAGCCGCATGACTAGGATCTTCTTCGTATAATCGATTAAGATCGGTAGCACCTAACTGTTCTTTAAAGAGTAAATCTGCAGATTGAATTGCATTATTAAGTTCTTTAATTCGAGAATCATAAGTCTGACGTAAACTCTCTTTTTCACTTTCAAGATTTTTCTTATCAAGTGATAATTGATGAGTTTTTTGTCTATAATCTGAATCTCTAGAATAACCAGACTTAAGTTCATCGAGAGTAACCTCAAGCTCTTGACCTTGTACTTTTACTCGGTGGAGATTTGGTTTCTCAACTTCTTCTTGTTGTGTTGGTTGTTCTGTATTTTCTTCTGTTATATTTTCAGTAGCTACGGCTTCTTCAACAATTTCGTCAGACTGTGATTGATTGTCATTTGAAACATCCTGAGTTTTAACTTCAGGCTCTACTGATGGTTCTGCTTTGACTACTGGTGCTGATTGTCCTTGTTTAGGATTCAGTAAACCAAGTATTTTCTCAGCAGCACCTTGTACAGATTTATCATCTGCCATATATGCTCCTTTAGGGTTATCGTTTCGTAATTATTACGATTGACGTTTTAGGTTATCTAGCTCATGGGCAGCTAGTTTGCCAGTCTCCATTACACTAACAAGATGTCCTTTAATTTTGTCTAGCATATTAAATGCCATCCAAAGAACTTGTCTTTGTTCGTGGTCGGAATATGAAGTTTTAAATATTTCTAATCTATAAGATTCAGATAAATATTCAAAAGCTTCTTTCAGCAAGGGTTCTTCTAATAAAATAGAAGCTTGTTTACCCCTGAGAATCTGTTGATCCAGGTTCGATTGTGGAATTTTGTTGTCCATTATTAAAAAACTCTTTTTGTCCTTCCATTATTTTTTTAAATATATCACCTGTTGTAGCAAGTTTCTGAGATTCTATCATAGATCTGCTCTTTAAATCAATCTCATTTATCTTAGTATTATATTTAAGTTCTAATTCTTTGATTTGAAGTTCATAATCAAGTAATTTAGCTCTCATTTCAGCTTCGATACGTTTTAACTCAACATTAGTTTTAATAACTTCTCTTTCGTTTTGACCTTGTACTTGAGCTAATGAAACTTTTTCAAATTCAGTTGGTGGTTTAGGTGGCAACTGTGGCATTTGAGCTTGTCCCACATCTGGATCCATAAAGTAAGGATCTACATTACCTAGTCCTGCGTTCTCTATAAGTTTCTTTAATGTATTATAAATGTTCCTTAAATTAACCATTGGACCGTAAACATTCTGTTGAAGGTTTATAGCTTGTAATTGTCTTTCAAGGATTGAAGTTAATAAAATTAATTGTTGTTCTTTAGATCCTGTGCCTAGTCCTACAGATACAGTAACATTAACTTTGTCTCGCCATTCAAATGGTCTCATAGGAATAAACTTC